ATTGACGTTGGTAACTTACCTAAGGCTAAGGCTGAACAATACGTCAAGAGTATTATGGATCGTTACAGAAACAAAGTGACTTATGACGCCAGCACTGGTGAAATAAGAGACGAAAAGAAAACAATGAGCATGCTAGAAGATTTCTGGATGCCAAGACGTGAAGGTGGTAAGGGTACTGAGATCACTACATTAGATGGTGGTCAGAACTTAGGTGAGATCAACGATATTAACTATTTCCAAAATAAGTTATATCAAGCTCTCAATGTTCCACTATCACGTATGAAACCTGATACAGGAATGAACTTTGGTCGTCAGGCAGAGATTACTCGCGACGAATTGAAGTTTAGTAAGTTTGTTAGTCGGTTGAGAAAGAAATTCTCAGAACTATTTGACGACTTATTAAAGACTCAACTTATTCTAAAAAATATTATGAGTGAGCAAGATTGGGAAGCTATCCGTGAGGACGTATTCTATCAATTTGCTCAAGATAGTTATTTAACAGAAGCTAAAGAAGCTGAGATCCTAAGAAATAGAGTTGACTTAATGAATCAAGTTAATCCTTACATTGGAACTTACTTTAGTAGAGAGTTTATCTATCGCGACATCTTAAAGATGGACGAAGATGATATTGCTAAGGTTAGAAAAGAAATTGAGGACGATGCTGAGTTACAGCAACAAATGCAGGCTCAAGCTGAGGGACCAGGAACATTACAAGCAGCTCAGCTAACAAGGCAAATTAGTCAACCAAGAGAAGAAGTTGAACTTGACGTTATAAATAAAATTAGTTTATTAAATTCAGGAGTGAATAAATGAGTGACTTAGTTAAGGATATGCTAGACGACGTTATTATGGATAACAATGCAGATGCTGAAACAAACTTTAGAGATGTCATGGCAGCTAAAATGACAGACGCTTTAGATCAAAGAAAAATAGAAATAGCACAAAGCATGGGAGCTAATAATGCAGAAGTTCAAGACAATTAGAGAGGCGATGACTATGTCGCCATACGCTATTGGTATGGCACAAGCTAAGAAGATGTATGGTTACGGTAGTGGACCAGCTACAGATCTTCCTAAAAAAGTTATCAAGAAAGCTCACGATATTGCAAAGCGAGTTAAGGCTAATGAGTCATTCGAAGACTTAGTTGCTGAGTCTGTTGATCTTACTGATAAACAAGATACAGATAAAGGCGTTACCTATAAAGGTATGGGAACTGACGTAGTTAATAAAAAGAAAAAACTAAACCCAACTACTCCTTTAACAATGAAAGACAGACAAGTTAAAGATTACATGGAAGAAGTAGAAGGTTTAGATGAAAACAAAACATTTAATACAGATTCCGGTACAGCTAAAATATCTGATACGCATGTTCATTTTGATAATTCTGGATACACTCAAAAATTTTCACATCCAGAAATACACAAAATGATTAAGGGTGGTAAGGTTAGAGGGTTTTACAAGGATAAAGAATATTCAACTTCTGACACTCACGTTTTTACAAATAACGAAGAAGATCACTATCTTCCAGCCAAAGCTGTAAAACACATTAAAGAGTCATATTTAGATGAGTTATCTAAAAAGACTTTAGGTTCTTATGTTAATCGTTCAGCTAATCAAGCTATTATTAAAAGTTTAGCAAATCCTAAAGATGATTCTGATGATATGAAGACTATTGACAAACGTGAAAAAGGTATTAGATTAGCAACATCAAAACTTGCTAAAGAAGATATTGAACAAGTTGATGAATTATCTAAGAAGACTCTACACTCATATGTAAACAAAGCTGCATTTGATGTTGGCTCTAACGCTCATGCAGTAGCTTCAGCTGGTTCAAATGTTGGTAAAATAATAAAGCCACTTGACCAACTTAATAAACGATTAAGAGGTATTGACAAAGCAGCTGGTAAGATGGCTAAAGAAGAAGTTGAAGAGATAGATGAATTATCTAAGGCTACATTAGGTTCTTATGTTAAAAAAGCTCATCGTCAAGCTGTAGATTTGCAAAGAAAACAAACTAATTATGAAAGAATTGCAAATGACGACGACGAAGATCCTAGAGCACAAAAAGTATATACACACATGGCTAATAAAGCTGATGTTAAGCGTGCTACTAGAACTATTGGGTTACAAAAAGCTGTTGCTAAGCTAACAAAAGAAGAAGTGTTAGATGAAATTTCTAAAAAGACTTTAGGTTCTTATATTAAAGGTGCCGCCAATGATATGACAAATCGTGAAGTTCGTATTGATAGAGCATTTCAAAAAGATCCTTCTGGCCCAAGAGATGTTAAGCAAGCTTTTGATAAACAAAAAAAAAGATATGTTGGTATAGATAAGGCTATTAGTAAATTAACAAAAGAAGATATTGAAGAGATTGATGAGTTAAGTAGAAATACTATGTCATCATATGTAAGCAAAGCATCCGATGCAAGTAAGTACAAAGGAATGTCTACATCAAAAGTTGACAAGCGTTACTCTGGAGTCGCTCAAGCTTCTAAAAAACTAGACAAAATGAACCAATCTGCTAGCAACATGGCTAATGAAGCTAAAGAAGAAATGCCAACTGGTATTAAGATCTATCACAAAAATAAAGATACTGGTAAAGAAGGATATGCTATTCAATTTACAGTAAAAAATGCTCAGGCACACATTAAAGATTTAAAGAAAGCTGGTCATGCAGTAACTGGTAAAGCTCTTATGTATGGTGCTAAAGAAGGCCCACGTAAAGCTATGGCAGAAGAAAAGCTTGACGAACTTAAAAAGTCTACCTACGGAGACTACATTAACAAAGCTTCAAGAAGTTTAAGAGCTTCTGCATCCATCAGAAAAGATTTTGAAAGAGATGCTGATCAAGACGTGAATCGTGCTTACAAGAAAGGCACTGAACCAGAAGAAAAAGAAAGACATTTAAAGAACTACGAAGTAAACAAAGGATTAGCTGCAGACTTTGCTAAGGATTCTGAAAAGAGACTTGCAGGTATTAGTAGAGCTACCAAGAAATTAACAAAATAATCGGAGTAATATATGGCCGTACAATACAACATAATTAAAAACGATCGCCAACGTGCAGTATTGCATTTTTATGCCAGCGCCAACAATGATAGCGCTACAGTTACTTTACTAAGTCTACGAAGAGCCGAAGAGATTGCCTTTTCTACAACCAGTGAATTAACAGTAAACATTGCCAGTGCTTATGCAAACTCATCAACAGATTCAAACAGTAGTATTACAGTACGCCGTGGAAATTCAAGCGGAACAGTAGTACTAGATCTACATGGATTTACAGAATATCCAGGCGGTCAACAAATGCCTACCATTGATCTCAACAATACCAGCAGCATTCATGTAACATTCGAAGCGCCTGGTATGTTGGTTCTAGATGTTAGAAAAGTAGCTGGCTATGCTGGTCCTAATACAAACGTAGGAGTATAACGTGAAACTTATTACAGAAACCATACAAGATATTAGAGTTATTAAAGAAGCCAAAGAAGAAGGTGGCAAAAACTACTATATCGAGGGTCCTTTCTTACAAACAGAGATAAAAAACCGTAATGGTCGTGTTTATCCTAAAGCTGTTATGGAGAAAGAAGTAAATCGCTACATTAAAGAATATGTCGACACAAAAAGAGCACTAGGCGAACTTGGTCATCCAGAAGGTCCTAGCATTAATCTTGATCGTGTTAGTCACATGATTGTTAGCCTTAAAGAAGAAGGTAACAATTACATCGGTCGTGCCAAGATCATGACTGAAACTCCAATGGGCAGAATCGTTAAGAATCTTATCGATGAAGGTGTCCAATTAGGAGTTAGTTCTCGTGGAATGGGTAGTTTGAAATTGAATAAAGATGGTATCAACGAAGTTCAAGACGACTTCTATTTAGCAACAGCTGGCGACATCGTATCAGATCCATCAGCCCCAGACGCGTTTGTGCGCGGTATTATGGAAGGCAAAGAATGGATGATGGTTGAAGGTCGATTTGTAGAACGTCACCACGACGAAGTGCGTTACGCTATCAGCAATGCAAAGTCAAAAGATCTTGAAGCTGTTAAGTTACATGTTTTTGAAAGTTTTATTAATCAAATATCGAAATAGTATAAATATTAGAAAACCCGTTTTAGGAGACCTTAAAATGTCATTAGAAACAAAAATTCGTGAGCTCATGGAGGCTAAAAAAGCTAAAGCTAAGCAATTAGATGAAGCTCTTGGCCAAGAGGGTGCTGTTATGCAAGGCAGCTCTGAAAAAGCTCAATATACTGAAATTGATCCACATTCTGGTGCTGCAGTTAATCCAGAGGATTCTACTATTAAGAAAGGTGCGCCAGAAGCTCAAGTTAATCAAGGCTCAAGCGAAAAAGCATCTTATACAGAACAAGATCCACATAATGCACAAGCAGTAACATCAGCTCAAGCAGTTCAAAAAGGTCAAGGCGCAGGCCAAGCACCTAATTTTGAAGCTGGAGTAGATACCGCTTCTGTTGTTAATCAAGCAAACAGTGCTGGCAATGTTAAAAAAGAAGCTGTAGATACAGATTCTGAAACTGCTATCACAGAAGAAGATTTAGACAATATCGAAGAAGTGATTGCTGAAGTTCCAGCAGAGCCACGTAAGATCGACATGAAAATGGAAGATTTACGTAAAGATATTGAATCTGTGTTTGCAGCAGATACTAATTTATCAGAAGAGTTTAAATCTCAAGCTGGTAAGATTTTTGAAGCGGCAGTTATTGCTCGCGTCAATAGCGAAGTCGAAGCTATCACAGCTGAATTGCATGAACAAAATGCAAATGACTTTGAAGAGCTCAAAGAAGGTCTTGTAGAGAAGGTTGATTCATATCTAAATTATGTTGTAGAACAATGGATGAAGGACAATGAGATTGAAGTGGAAAATGGTCTTCGTGCAGAAGTTGCTGAAGATTTCATGATTGGTTTAAAGAATCTTTTCCAAGAGCATTACTTTGAAGTACCAGAAGATAAAGTTGACGTCTTAGAAGACATGTCTACTAAGGTTGACGAAATCACTGGCCGTTTAGATGAAACTATCGAGGCTAACATTCAATTGAAAGCCGAACTAGACGAAATCAAACGTAATAGAATTATTGAACAAGCGTGTCATGATCTCACAGCTACGGATGCTGAGAAAATGGCTAAGCTTTTAGAAGGCGTAGATTTTGACAACGAAGACCTCTTCATTGAAAAGGTAAAAGTTGTTAAAGAAAATCATTTCTCTAAAGCAGCTCCATCTAGCCCAGAAAAAATGTTAGAAGAGTCAGCACAAATTGGAAATGATCCAGCAGCTACAAAAGAAGTACCATCACAAGTAAAACACTATGTAGATGCGCTTTCTAGAACAGCAAAAGTTAAACATTTATAAATAATAGAATCAACAATTCCTTCAGGAGAAAAACTAACATGTTGACAGAACAAATTCAACAAAAGTGGCAAGCAGTGGTTGAACACCCTGACTTACCAGAAATTAAAGATGCTTACAAAAAGCATGTAACAACAGTTCTTTTAGAGAACCAAGAAAAGGCTCTTATCGAAGAAAAATCAGCTTTATGGGAAGCTACTCCAGCTAACGCTATGGGTGGTGGTTTTTCAGGTCAAGTTAACTCACCAGCAAACAGCAACTTAGCAGGTTATGATCCAATCTTAATCTCTTTAGTTCGCCGTGCAATGCCTAACTTAATGGCATATGACGTTTGCGGTGTACAACCAATGACAGGCCCAACTGGTTTGATCTTCGCTATGAAATCAAACTATACATCACAAGGTAATACAGAAGCGTTATTTAACGAAGCTGATACAGACTTTGCTGGTTCTTCAATCACAGCTCACGCTGGTTCAAACCCAGTAGCTTCACCATATACAACTGGTGTTGGTATTGCTACAGGTGACGCAGAACAATTGGGTGATACATACGCTTTCGGCGAAATGGCATTCTCAATTGAGAAAACAACTGTGGCTGCTAAGACACGTGGTCTTAAAGCTCAATACACAGTTGAATTAGCACAAGACTTGAAAGCAGTACACGGTCTTGACGCAGAAGGTGAATTATCAAATATTCTTTCACAAGAAATTTTATTTGAAATCAACCGCGAAGTTATTCGTACAATCTACTCTGCAGCTCAACCTGGTGCACAAACTGGTGCTACAACAACATTTGGTGTATTTGACTTAGATACAGATGCTAACGGTCGTTGGTCAGTAGAACGCTTCAAAGGCTTACTATTCCAAATCGAACGTGATTGCAACAGTATTGCTCAAACAACACGTAGAGGCAAAGGTAACATTCTAATCGTATCAGCAGACGTTGCATCAGCATTGTCAATGGCTGGTATCTTAGATTACACACCTGCTCTATCAACTTCACTTAACGTTGACGACACAGGCAATACATTTGCTGGTGTATTAAATGGTAAGATTAAAGTTTATGTGGATCCATATTCAGCTAACTTGAATACAGCTTCACAATTCTACGTAGCTGGTTATAAAGGTACATCACCATATGACGCAGGTATGTTCTATTGCCCATACGTTCCATTACAAATGGTTCGTGCAGTAGATCCAGCAACATTCCAACCTAAAATTGGATTCAAGACACGTTATGGTTTAGTTACTAACCCATTCACAAGTCTAACAGCTGGTACAAATACATACTACAGACGCGTTCGTGTTACAAACTTAATGTAATAGTTAGGTTAGTAGTAGGTAAAAATGGGAAAAGGAGGCTTCGGTCTCCTTTTTCTTTTCCTATAAATATAGTTTAAGGGTCTATGGTCATAATGGAGCCTCACCGTGAATTAAATACTAGGTCAAGTGTTTTGACAACAATTATTGGAAAATAAATGAGTACAACGACAACAAGATTTACAGCTACATCGAGCTTCTCTGCAATATACGAGGCTGATAACAGTATCAACACAAATTACTTAAAGCCTAATAGTTTTAAGTTTATGGTAGCTAAACTTCCTAATGTAACCTATACATGTCAGAGCGCTAACTTGCCTCCTGTCCAATTAGGCAATGCTTTACAACAAAGTTCGTTTGTAGATATTCCTCATCCAGGAGATAAATTAGTATTTGGCGACTTCACAATTAGATTTTTAATTAATGAAGATATGTCAAACTATAAAGAGCTTTATGATTGGTTAGTTAGTATGGGTGTACCATCAAGTGGTAATCAATATAGAACTCTTGGCAATAGAGCTTCAGCATTTGATACTGACAAGTATCAAGCTCTCTTTAGTGATGCATCGCTTGTTATTCTT